GAGACACTTTTATTTACGTTAATGGAAGGCCTGACCATCAGAAAGGACACCATGATGATTGTATTATGGCAATGTCTATGGCAATTTACGTCGCAGAAAAATCATTTCAATCTTTACAGAAGGTTGTAAATCATACTAAAGCAATGCTCAATTCGTGGGCGACATTTACTTCAGAGAATAAAAATTCGTCTCAATTTTTTAATCCCATGATACCACAATCGAATGGTTCAAATAATTCTATGAGACAAGGAGCCACAAGGGAGGATTACCAAAAATATAAGTGGTTATTTAGTTGATAATAACTATTTATTATCACAACGTAAGAAGTAAAATTAAACAATGGCTGAAAATAATTTAACGGTTTGGCAGAGGTTATCCCAAACCTTTGGACCTAATTCTTTGTTGGGACAAGATGTTCCAACATTCAAGTTTGATAAAAAAGAATTATTAAGGACCAAAAGTAGGGATGAGTATGAGCGAGAAAAACTTCAAGCTCAACAAACGTTTTATCTAACTAATCAATGGGCTAAAGTTGAGAACAATTTATATTCTCAAGCAATTTATTACGAGCCAAGTAGGCTATCATCACAATATGACTACGAGTCAATGGAGTATACTCCTGAAATTTCCGCGGCTTTAGATATCTACGCTGAAGAGTCAACGACAACAAACGAAGATGGGTTTATTCTTCAAATTTATTCAGAATCAAAAAGAATCAAAGCAGTTTTAGCCGACCTATTTAACAATAGTTTAGATATTAATACAAACTTGCCGATGTGGACGAGGAATACTTGTAAATTCGGTGATAATTTTGTTTATCTAAAATTAGACCCAGAGAAAGGTATTGTAGGATGTCAACAACTACCGACAATTGAAATAGAAAGACACGAAGTCGGAGCTTCCAACAAAATTTTATCTCCATCACAAGAGAAACCTGAAAAGCCAAAGGCCTTACAATTTACTTGGAAAAATAAAGGTATGGAGTTTCAGTCTTGGGAAATTGCTCACTTTAGATTATTAGGTGACGATAGAAAACTACCTTATGGAACATCCATGTTGGAGAAAGCAAGAAGGATTTGGAAACAACTTCTTTTATCAGAGGACGCAATGTTGATTTACAGAACTTCAAGAGCCCCCGAAAGAAGAATGTTCAAAGTTTTTGTTGGTAATATGAATGATGACGATGTTGAAGCATATGTACAACGTGTTGCCAACAAATTTAAGAGAGAACAAATTGTTGATAGTAGAACGGGTAACGTTGACATGAGATTTAATCAGATGGCGGTTGACCAAGATTATTTTATTCCTGTACGTGACCCAGCAGCTCCTGACCCAATCACAACACTTCCAGGTGCGACAAATCTTTCGGAGATTGCAGATATTGAATATATTCAAAAGAAACTTCTAACCGCTCTTCGTGTACCTAAAGCATTTTTGGGATTCGAAGAAGTTGTTGGAGACGGAAAAAATCTTTCTTTACAGGATATTCGTTTTGCACGTACTATTAACAGAATTCAAAAAAGTATGTTGGCAGAACTTAATAAAATTGCCATCATTCATTTATTCCTTTTAGGGTTTGAAGATGAGTTAGGTAATTTCACATTAGGTTTAACAAATCCATCAACTCAAGCGGACTTGTTAAAAATTGATGTATGGAAAGAAAAGATTTTATTATACAAAGATTTAGTTGCAGACCCAGGAAATGGAATCCAAGCAACTTCATCTACATGGGCGAAAAAGCATATTTTTGGATGGTCCGATGAAGAAATTAGATTGGACTTACAACAACAAAGAATTGAAAGAGCCGTAGGAGAAGAACTTAAAGCAACTCCAACAGTAATAACAAAAACAGGAGTGTTTGACAATATTGACAAACTTTATGGAAGTCAGACGGGAGGAACCGCTTCTGCAGGTACGGAACCTGCGGGTGGTGAAACTTCTCCTGACTTTGGTGCACCACCGCCGGGTGGAGAAGCACCTTTGACACCACCTCCACCAGCAGAAGAAGCGGGAGGACCACCGCCACCTCCAGAACCTGAAGGAACAGTAACACCAGAATCTAGAAAAAAAGATTTGAATATTTTGGTTGAGGGAAATTTGATTGAAAGAGCAAGCAACATTGATTTGGGTCAAGGGCAAGAATCTTTAGGTAAAATTTCTCAAGAATTAGATAAGTTACTGAATTCATAATATTTATTTGGAAAGCCAAAATAATGACCTTCGGAAAAGTAAAAACCCTGATTGAAAATAGATTGATTGAGTCATATCAAAATCAAGATGACTTCAAAAAACTATTGCGCGAATTCAAACACAATGTTCTTGAAAACAAGAATTTATCTAAAATCTATTCACTATATGACCAATTGAGTACACCTCAAGGTTTGTCAGAGTCCGACGCTAAAGAATTTATTATTGAAGGAATTTCACTTATACAGAATTTGTTATTAAAAATAAAAATGCCAAGAACTATAACAGAAATAGAAGATAATTCTTATGAGGATATTGATACATTAGTTTACACAGCAAAGATTAGTTTGAAAGAAAGAATTGAAGCGAAAAAAAATATTATAAGTGTTTTAACTTCCAAAAAAGCTTCGATGAGAGAATCAATTAACTTACCAATCAAATCAATGGTTACAATTGCCAATCAAACTTTGAATAATTTTCTGACAACGATGGATGAGAATTCTAGAAAAGAATTTATGAGTTTGATTTCAGAAGATTCTAACACTTTAGAAATGAAATATGAAACTTTAAAAGAGAAAACAATTTCTAAATTAAACTCTATATTGGAAAGTGAACAAGAATTTGAACTCAAAACAAAATTAGCAGAAACAATCGATAGAATTAAGCAAGAAAAATTTGACCAAGTTAACTTTCTAAAGTTAAAGAATTTAGAAAATTCAATTTAATTTCTTTTTTTGTACGTAAATAGCTTTAAGAATCTGTGACCTTTTTTTCACAGATTTTTTTTTGTACTCTTTTCTTTCGGTAAGAATCTGATTTTGTTTGGTCTTTACAACTTTGGATTTTAACTGCTTAAGAGATTTTTCCAAATTTCCCACATTTTTTACTTCAATAATCAACATATACTAGAAATATCACGTTTTTCTTTAATTTTTTGACTTATAGGTTTTATAAACCTATTTTTATCAAAATAAACTTCGATAATATGAAATTTAATGAAGAAAGGAAAAAGTGTAAAGTTGAATCTATTCAACCCAATAAAATCAATATATGGTACTGTTGATTCAAAAAATTTAAAATCTGTATACATAAACATTCAATCGTGGGTCACACCAAAATTTGAATATGATAATTGGAATAGAGTTGTTTGTAACTTAAGTAGAGAAATTAAGCATTCTGTGTATAATTCAATTTCACCAACAATTTTTAAAGATAAAAGTATTGTTGATTTAGATTTAAGAACAAGTGGAATATCACATGGAAAAAAATCATTCTTTAATTTAGAGGTAAATTTATTTGTTAATTGTGAAACAGATTTTAAGTCTTTAGAAATAAAAGATTCCATAAAAAAAATTGTTAAAACTATTTTTAAAGAGAATATTGTTGATAATCAATATTTTGTGTTTTCTACGTCTAAAAGGGAAAAGTAAGATAAACTAATATATCTCAATATTTATTACAAAAGCCTAATGAAACAATTGAGAATATTAGAGGCAAATGAACTAGGTCACGGTATATTGATTGAGATGGACGCTGGTTTCGTTTCTCCGAAAGACAAGTTAAATATGGAAATTTTGAGAGAATCCCATAATTTAGATTATCGTAATCCTTTTGAATTCTACGCTGTACTCCAAAAATATGATACCGCAAATAGAAACGGTAGATTTTATCCTGAAAGAATATTAAAGAGGGAAGCTGACAAATACAAAACAGCAATATCTAAAGGTTTATCTACTTCAGAATTAAATCACCCTGAATCATCTCTCATCGATTTGGATAGAGTTTCACATCTAATAACTGATATTTGGTGGGATAAAAACATTCTTATGGGAAAGTTGAAATTACTAACAACCCCAGGATTTCACGAAAGAGGAATTGTTTCTTCTAAAGGGGATGTTGCGGCTAATTTAATGAGACAGGGGGTTACATTAGGAATATCTTCGAGAGGTGTAGGTTCTCTTAAGAAAGTTGGCGAACGAAATGAAGTACAAGATGATTTTGAATTAATTTGCTTTGACTTGGTATCTTCTCCATCTACACCCGGCGCATATCTATTCACAAATAAAAATGATAGAGAAAAGTATGAAGAAAATTTGGAAGAAGAAATTTTGGAAAAAGTGAAAGGTCAAGAAGTAGACAAATCTATTGATTTAATGAAAAAACTTACTCATTATTTAGGAAATAATTAATTTTTATGGACGAAAAGTATTTTGTTGCTAAGATTCAGTACGAACTCCCTGATGATAATACAGGAAAAATAAAAAAAATCAGAGAAGAAAAACTTGTAAGAGGTTTTTCGGTAACCGATGTGGAAGCCAAAGTTACCAAAAGATACGAATCTTTTTCTTATGATTGGAGAATTACATCAGTTTCTGAAAGTAAAATCGACGAAGTTATCGAAAAGTAAAAGTGGTTTAATACCACTTTTTTTATTTGGGTGATATTTATTACAAAAATCATCAATGTATTTTAATGCTGTCAGTAAGGTAGGACAAGATACAATTCAAAGATTATTAAACTCTTCTTCGTGGTCAAATTGTCTTTCTTATATGGAAGGTACAGGAGAAAGTCTTCAATCTATTTCTACTGTTTCTTCAAACATTACAATTATCGTAAACAACCCATCATCCACGACATGTTATAATATAACTCTTAAGGATGAAATAACGGATGTAAATTCTACATTTATTTTGGTGGATAATTCTTATTCATCAGTACAAAGTTGGATTGCACAACAAACCAACAAAAACCCTATTTTATTTCAACAACAAGAAAAAAGTTACATTACTGTATAATGATTGTTAACTTTTTTGTTTTTGCCACTATTTATAAGTTAAAAATAATAATATTTTCGTATGCAAGAAAATAAATCATTAGTACAAGAGGCGCTCATTCAAATGAAACAGGTTGAAGAGGCTATCGCCGAAAATGCAAAAGGAATACTTGCTTCTACAATGAAGGAAGAAATCAACCAATTAGTAAAAGAATCTCTTTCCGAGCAAGCTGACGAGGATGAGGTTGAAGCAGAGGTAGATATGGATTCTGAAGATGAAGAGTCTGAAGATGAAATGGATACCGATAACGAAGATGAAATGGACATGGAATTAGATATGGACATGGACATGGATTCTGAGGAAAGTCCAATCGACTTGACAGACGCATCTGACGAAGAAATCTTAAGAGTTTTTAAGGCTATGGGTGAAGATGACGGAATCATCGTTAAAAAAGATGGCGAAGACATTCATCTCAAAGACAACGAAGCTGATACAGAGTATCTTGTGAAAATGGGTGAGTCAGTAGATGACCTAAACAAAGAAACAAATATGGAAGAAATGTATCACAACATGGAAGAAGAGGCTAGTACTGAAGATGTAATTAATGCTATTTTCAGTAACGGCAACTTGGAAGAAATGGATTTCCAAACTCCGAACATGGACGAGATGGAAAGTCAAGATGGAGACCTCGAAGAAATGGTCTACGAAATAGAATTTGACGATTCTGACGAAGACGAAGAGTCTGATGAAGAAGAAGAGTCTGGTATGGAATTCGATATGAGTTCTGACGAAGACGAAGAGTCTGGTATGGAATTCGATATGAGTTCTGACGAAGACGAAGAATCTGATGAAGACGAAGAGTCTGATGAAGAAGAATTTGAACTCGAAATGATGGAATATTCTGACGACGACCAAGGATTGGACGAAGCTTACAACCACAAGAAAGCAAAAAAAACTAGCGTTAAAGGTGAGAAAAAAGTACATGGTCCTAAATTTTCATATGAAAAAACTAAAGGTGGATTCAGTGAAAAAATGAAGGAAGGTCCTAAATCTGTAGGAACTGGAAACGCTAAAAAAGTAAAGTTTGGTAAGGGCGAAAACGCTGAGGTTGGTAAAAACAAAATTGTAAAGAAAGCTGAAACTAAAGAATCAGCTAGAACTTTAGGTAGTGGTTCTGATTTTAGAAAGGGCGGTTTACCAAAACAAAGAGCTCACTCAAAATTCAACATCAATATTAAAGAAAGTTTGCAAGAAGAAGTTAGTTTGTTGAGAGAAAAGAACGAAGAGTATAGAAAAGCTTTGAATGTATTCAGAGATAAATTAAATGAAGTTGCAATCTTCAATTCTAATTTAGCTTACGCGACTAGACTTTTCACTGAACACTCAACAACTAAAAAAGAAAAAATAAACATTTTAAGAAGATTTGACTCTGTTGAAAGCTTGAAAGAATCTAAAAATCTTTATAAATCAATCAGAGAAGAACTTTCAAAAAGTGAAACTAAATCAATCAATGAAACTGTAGAAAACAAAATTAATAAACAAGTTTCTTCAGGTTCGGCGACAACATTAATCGAATCTAAAACATATGAGAATCCTCAATTCTTGAGAATGAGAGATTTGATGTCAAAGATTGGTTAAAAAATAATAAACTAAAACTAAAATACTCAAAAAAATGGGAGCATTATTAGAATCAGGTCTTGTTGGTAACATCGGTCTTAAGCACCTCAAAGTTATCAAAGAAGACACTATCAACAAATGGGACAAATTAGGATTCCTTGAGGGTCTTAAAGGTCACCTGAAAGAGAACGTTGCTCAACTTTATGAGAACCAAGCTTCTTACTTAATCAACGAAGCTTCATCTACATCTGATACAGGTGCATTTGAAACTGTTGTATTTCCAATCGTAAGAAGAGTTTTCTCTAAATTGTTGGCTAACGATATCGTATCAGTACAAGCTATGAACTTACCAATCGGTAAATTGTTCTATTTTGTACCTAACATTCAGTCTTATGAGACTGAAACAGCGAATAACGCTACGCACTGGGCACCTTATGGAGCACCAAATGCAACTGCAGGTCAAACACCAAATGATGGTTATGACTACAACAACACTAAAGACCTTTATGATAGATTTTATGAAGGTAATGAACCAGCTTTAGACCCTCCAGGTCTTTATGATTATTCTAAAGGTGAGTGGTCAGCAATCACAGGTACAGTTGTTACTGTAGCATGGGTTGGAGATTCTCTTATTCCTTCAGGATATTCAACTGACAACTATAGAAAAGTTCTTATAGTTATGTCAGGTTTTGCATCTGATGGTGCTGGTAAATTGATTGGACCAGATGGTAACCCAATCGATAATGAATCTTTCCTTGCTGATTTACAAATCAGAGGTAAAGCAGGAAACGTTTATACTTCGGCTAACACATCTAACAACTATCTTTTCAGAGTGGTAACTCAAAGATATGGTAAAGGTATCGTTCAATACGGTAACAACAACGCAACTGCAGTATTCCCTAACAGTAGAACTGGTGGTGGACAGTATGATGACCTTTGCGACGTTGAAGGAAAAATCTATCTTGAGGTAGACTTACAGGTTCCTGTATGTATCTCTTGTGGTGGTTCTCTTGACGGTTACACAGGTTCTTCTTTCTCATCTTCTACAGCTGTAGCTGACGCATTCACTGGAACTTACAAAATATACAAGAACCTCGAGTTCGAAGATAAGATTGGTGAGGTTTCCTTTGACCTTATGTCAGTAACAGTTTCTGTGACTGAAAGAAAATTAAGAGCACAATGGTCTCCTGAAATGGCACAAGACGTTGCTGCATTCCATAACATTGACGCTGAAGCTGAATTGACAGCTTTATTGTCTGAGCAGGTAGCTGCTGAAATCGATAGAGAAATCTTAAGAGATTTGAGAAAAGCTGCAGCTTGGAACTTGAGATGGGATTACAACGGATGGAAAAGATTAAGTTCTATCGGTGCTGTTCCTTACACACAGAAGGATTGGAACCAAACTCTTATCACGGCTATTAACCAAATTTCGGCTCAAATCCATAAGTCTACTTTAAGAGGTGGAGCAAACTGGATTGTTGTATCTTCTGAAATCAGCGCTATTTTTGATGACTTGGAGTATTTCCACGTTTCGAACGCAGCTCCTGAGCAAGACCAATACAACATGGGTATCGAAAGAATTGGTACTTTAGCAGGTAGATATCAAGTTTATAGAGACCCTTACTTCCCAGCTAACCAATTGTTATTGGGACACAAAGGTACATCTTTACTTGACACAGGTTACATTTACGCACCATATGTACCTTTACAACTTACTCCAACAATGTATAATCCATTCAACTTCACACCAATCAAAGGTATCATGACTAGATACGCTAAGAAGGTGGTTAACAACAGATTCTATGGTAGAATCACAGTTGATGGTGTTAGAACATTCGATTTGAGAGAGTTGAGATAATATGGTCTAACCTCTATATAAAAGGGTCCTTCGGGACCCTTTTTTTATTTTTTTAATATTTATGAATATGGAAGATTTTAATTATGAAACAACAGGACTTACTTATGTAGAAACGATTTTGAGACCTGACGATGTCGAGGATGTCGTTTTTATTAATGAAAAATTTTATTATTCTGCACAGTGTTATACTGAAATAATTCAATTTGTGAGGGCTCT